CCTTGCGGGTTTACGTTGTGATCGTGAATCGACAAGAGAAAAGCCACCCCAATTAGGAGTGGCAAGAGACGCACAAAGGATCTGATCCTATGCATCACGCTGAAGCGGCAGCTAAAGCCACCGCGTATATGCGTCCATAGATGGATTAACTACACAACATCGATGGATTGGTAATCCAAGAGGTCAAGATCCTCAGCATGCGAAGGTGTGCCCAGGTAGTCAACACTGAGCACACTCTCATGGCGTGAGCGCATAGCGTTAGCTTTAGTAACAGCAACCTCGGCGGATGATGCGTACACATAGTCTGTACCAGTGACATTAACGCCACCACGTCCTGAATAGAACCCGAACGTGACCTGATAGCATTGCTTACTCATGAGTGGCGAAGCTGATGGTATGCAAACAGAAGTGCAACAATGGCAGGAACTGGAATCAGTGCAGAGATCATTTAATCCGTCCTTGTTGCTGCTGAGTGTTGGCGTTGCTGTGGCTAGGCGGTTCTACCCCCAATGCACCTAGAAAGGTGAGAAAACACAGGAGTGTAGACATTAAAGACAGGGTGAGACCTTCCATTGTTGGTTTCATGGGTGTGGTTGCGTCTTTGGTTTGATCGTGAATGAAGCGAACGAAGCTCGTGAATGAATGCGAGCCCTTAGTGGATAGGTTGACTAGGCAGCAACGACATACTTAGCGCCACTACCATGGGCGTTAACGTATACATCGCGTTTGGCACCGTCACACAATGAGCAGGTGATGCATTGGGCCTTGCTGTTAGTAACAGTGGCCGGGCATTGTTTTGCATAGTCTGGTGCAGCAGTCTTGCTGACAACTACAAAACACTTCCAGCCATGATCAGAGGCGACCATGTAGTCATTAAAGCCATCGCATGATGCCTGGAAGACACCATTAAACTGTTGTGCCCATGCTTCACGCCATTGGTGAGTGTAACCGGTATGACCATCAGCCAATGAGTTGAAGTAAGACACGACCTTAGGATCGATGATAGCAGGATCACCATATGCACCCCAGCGTACTTTGCGGCCTTTGAGAATAGCGGCTACCTCAGAGTCAAGCCACAGCAGTTTATAACTGCCACGCTTGTATGCTTTCCAGACACTGTTAGGACCTTGTCCTACGTTGACATAGCACGAACGTTCCCATTTGAAACGCTTACGCTTAGCGTCCCACACTTGTTTACGACGGTGTGGGCAGTTACCACATATCGTGTAGTCCTCACCAGTGTTGATAGCTTCGACTGGGTTGATGTCATCACGCATGATAAACACTTGCGCCATGTTGCCAGTCTTGCGATTGGTGGACTTAACAATGAGGATTGCAACGTAAGGCTTGCCGTCAATAGGTGATAAGCCTTTGTCGATGATGAAACCCTTGGTTTTAGCCATGGTGGATGTCCTTGCAGGTTTTGATCGTGAGTGGATAGGTTAAGAATCAGACAGGGTTAGACCATGTGTCACAGTTGGTTCCAGAGTGAGTCAACAATGTGATTCATTGCCTTGGTGCTGTTGTTATCCCGACAAACAAGTCGGCAGTTCTCTGCAAACTCGAAGTCAGTTTTGTATGCATTGAGAATGTCTTCAGCAGACATTGCGAGGACTTGAGATGAGAAGGTAGATGCGTCCATGAATGATGGTTCAAACACTTAGTGGATAGGTTGCCTGTACATGTCAGGCAATAGGACAGACAGGGATTCGATCCCATAGCGTCGCGCTAATTAGAGTATCTGCCCATTAGGTTGTAAATCGTGGGCGATTCTCTCCAACCCACATGCAGGTTTATTCGATTGTCTAGGTGCTGCGTCCTTGGCGGTCGCGATGGCAGCGGTGAAGCTGCTTGTGTGGATCGTATCCGAGATCGGATAGGTTGTCAACCCTTTGCCGGTTGGCGTAGGTCTAGAGCCGGGTTTGGCGGGTCGTGTTCCCGCTTCCCTTGGCTCGTGAACTCACACTAGCAGCGATGGTGCAGCGTTGTGGATAGGTGCGTCATATCTGTTCACACAACAGGGAGGCCAGACAGATCGCTCCAGACTATTGAGAATGTCTCGCAATAAGCGATGACACACCTGATCAGGACTGAACCGTGCCTGAACGCGCGTTACCTAGTGCAAACCCTAGGCTGCAGCGCCAGATCACGGGTCTAGAGCGGGCTAAGCCTCACTTAATGGCCCAACATACACCCGATTGATGACACCCGCCTGGGGGGATGGCGACCTTGGCCCCCCGTATACAAGGCTTGAGAAATTTCTGCCCAAAAGTGCAGGTGATATGCTGTTGTGGGGCCGCGTTGCGCTAACAACCGACCCCGTGACCAGCTCAACCGCGATTGAACTGATGCCTTATCTTCCTCCCAACGACCAAAAACGGCTGGAATCCTACCGAATCTCTTCCAGGAAACCCGTTCGACTGACCACCACCGTCTCTTGGTCCACCCACCAGGCGTTAATTGACCGGAGCAACCAGGAAGGACGTAGTCTGAGTAACCTCATGTCCTACATCCTCGAGACATCACTGTAGCCAGCTGTAACCAGCCTTTACTAACACCAACAAGGCAACCTAGCCTCAGGGGTATTCAACCACCTCTGAGGCGATTCTAGCTGTCTCTCAGCTCCACATTGCACGACACACGTTCGGCATATGCGAATAGAGAATGTCTTTAACCTGAGATGCAATGACTTGATGCTCGCGTTGAGTCCCATTGGCACAGCGTAGCTCACAATAATGCAACCACGACCGCACGGTTCCATTCATGTACAACCGCGATGGTGACGACATGGGTAAGACATCCCTGGCACACTCTTTAGCCACCCCACTACTCACCATCTCCCGGTACAGGTCTTCTGATTCAGCGTACAACTGACCAATCCGACGCATGAAGATCTCTTTCTTGTCCGTACTCAGGTCATCGGTACTGTTCTGACGGTTCTTGAGGTCTTGTTTACGGAGGGCTGGGATAACGGGAGTCCCAATGGTAGTGACATCAGCATAGCGTTGACTGAACTCTTGAAAGGAGAAGCTCCGATGCCGCAGGATCTGAGCAGCAATCGACCGAGTCGTATTAATCTCCACACACAGGTTTACCATTTCAAACGGTGACCAGTGGTGATGGTCAATCAGGTATTTAATGAGTTTAGCACTGGTCTCAGTGTAGTCACGAAGTGACAAGCCCTTCGTGTTTGTCTGGTTAGAGGGATTCGATACCCGTGCCATAAAGGCAATCAGGTCTTCTGCGTTGGGAGTGATGTGAACGAGTGATGCAGTGTGCATTAGTGGTGTTTGTAGTCTTGTTCGTAGTAAGCGGAGATAACCTGATCATCCCAAGCAGTTGGGATATAACGTTTACGAGTACTTACCAAATACTCGGTATCGTAATAAGTGTTGCTGACCTTGACTTGCCGTAGCTCGTTAAAGGTCTTGGGTGAACGGTGAGGGTAACCAAAGGGTTGTTGACGTACAGTTCTACTCATCACTTAACGGAGGTAGGGGGGTGGTAGTGCATATCCTCGACAGTCCCCACGCTTCGCTGAGGGGAAGAGGGACTGGGCTCTAACTGACCCAGACAGTTAGGAGAAGGTGGAGTAGATGATTCATCAACAGGATGAACCTTAGTGTGGGAAGTGTGTCTTTGTGTCCCCACTCGTTCATCACAGGATGAATAGCGAGGAAGGAGTGTCTTTAGGCACGTCTTCCTCGCCTGTTGGGGTGGGTTTATGGTTCCCCTCCCCCTTATAGACAGCCGATGTTCAAACCCGTTGCAGCGCAGTGGGTCTCAAGGAACTGGTGATTGGGTGCTAGGTCCACGTGGGAACAGCGTTCTGTCGACCACCACCCCGTGCCTTTTGACGCATGTCCAGGTCAAAGCCAAGGACCATATGGTTAGCAGCAGACTGGGGATCATCCATCCAGGTCTCTAGGATGTCTTGCCAGTCTTCTTGGCGTCGAGCTTTGACGGCTTCATAGGCGCTAATCCCCATGGCATCAGTGAAGTACTTCACAGCTTGCGCCATACAGTCGAGACGGTCGTCGTGCTTGACGGCACCCTTCTCCCGGCACATGCGAGACATCTGGTAAAAGAGCATGTACAGCAGACGTTCTTCTGGAGCAGCGTCTTTGTTGGAGCTGTAATCCCACTCCACCACACCCCGATCCACGATGAGCCGGTGTTGGTTCATCACGGGTTCCAGGGCGTCAATGATCCGGTCTTCTTTGCGGACGTTGGCCCTGACCTCTTCTACGTCGATGGCTTGCTTGGTCTGTTGCAGATGCTTCTTGAAGAGTTCGGCGACGATACCGTCTCCGAAGTTGGTCTCGACAAGGAGCTTGGTAACATTGAAACGCTTACACCCACGAAGGATGTCAAGAAGTGTATTGTCGCTATAGCCATCGCGATACGCTCGTACTTCGTGAACGTAGAGAAACCCATTCCTTTGACTCATATACACGGCTGCTGTTTCATCAGTACCGCGACCACTGGGGTCAACGGAGCAGATGGTTTCGGTGTAAGGACCCCACTCTCCCTGAAGGACCATGGGAGAATAGAAGTAATCACCGGGAAGACCAACAGTCGGTAGATCCTTCAGGCAGTTACGGGGGTCACTGCACCAGACCACAGCATCGGGTGCATCTGTGGGGTTGACCGAGGTCACCACCAGATCGGAGAACTTCAGCGGGAACTTCTCCGCGTCACTCAGACTGGTGTCGAGCATGAACTGAAGCATGAAGTTGCTGCGGCCCATGGCAGCTTCCCGCTCCAGGAGGTCATCGTTAGCAAACCGATCTGGGTCGGTGACAGTCCACTCATCAGCACCTTTGTCGATGTCCTCAAGGATCTGAGGAGCAAGCAAGGCTTCGTACTGACTGAGTTTGTCTTTACGGGGGTACCGTGCTGGCCAGACAAAGGGACGGTAGTTGCGTTCAGCCAGCTTACGGTAGATGGTAAAGGTGGTCTGGGGAGTCCCGAGGTACATAATTCGACTGTCCTTCTTGGGGGTCAAGATGGACTCAGCCTCTGTACACAGCTGCAGCAGCTTCTCCCGCATCATCTCCGTCATCGAGTTACCAGGAACTTCGATGTCGTCCAGAATCATCAGGTCTGCGCGAGAGCCAGTGAGCTGACCCGTGATACCCACCGACTTCACCGATGGTGCTTGGTGAGGCGAGCAGTTCACATCAAAGCTGATCCGTGACCACCGGGCTTCATCACTCTTTGGTCTCAGGTGAGCGAGCCAGGGTGTCTCGATGATGAGCTTCTGTAGAAAGATGGACATGTTGTCTGCACGTTCTTTGGATGCAGAGATCACCATGACCTTCTTTTCTGGGTCTTTGAACAGTGTCCAAAGGATAAAAGCACCTGTGATCCAGCTCTTACCGACTCCTCGGAAGGCTTGGATCTGTAGACGCTTAGGACCGTGCTGGAGGTAATCAGCAATAGAGTACTGAGCACGGGTGGGTGAGGGTAAGTCCAGTTGATTCCACATTGCTTGTAGAAACAACTTAAAGTCCTCACGCAAAAGGGACAAAGAGTCAGTCCCTTCAGAATCGGCTGTACGACGTTTTATAGCCATGCGGCTGTCTCCATACCTAAATTACTTCTTTCAATGGTTGTGGGACGTTCTGGGATAGCCACAGCCAGCAATCAGGGTGGTAGCCGAGGTAGAGAACGTGTGGATGCTTATTCTTTTCAGCGTTGTACGAGACCGACCCATCCTTACGGAGGTATTTGGTCAAGGTTTTACAGTCAATCAGGTATGTATTGGCGCCATCCCAGACGACAAGATCCACAGGGCCGTCTGGGCTAGCATTCAGAAATACTTCAAAGCCTGCCTCAATGAAGAGACAGGCCGCTTTATATTCAACACATACCCCCCGCTTGGAGGGAGAAATCATAAATAGGTGGTAGTGTTTGGATTACATGCCCATACGACGCTTACGCAGCTTCTCGGCAAGCGTTTCAGCGGGCTTGTTCAGAGAACCAGTCTTGCTGTCGTAATCAGTACCAGTCATGTTCTCAGGTTTCGACTTGGAATAGTCGGGAGCTTTGACTGAAGACTTGGTGATGGACTCAGAAGAGAAGTTCTCCTTGGTCTGCGAGGAAGCCTTGGTACCAGAGTTAGCTGGAGTGGAGGAAACACCACCCTTCAGACGACGCTCCCCTTCTGTCTTGCTGACGTTGTACTCAGCCTTAGAGGAAGAGCTAGGGGTGGACTTAGCTGCGTCTTCCTTAGCCTTAAGAGCAGGCTTAAAGTCAGCCATCAGGGGGTTGGAAGAGTTGCTCGTACCACGTTCAGCGTTACGCTTAGCAAGGGCTTGGGCAAGCTTGGGGTTAGCCATTGCCCACTGAGCCATCCCACGTTCCTTATCAGTACCACCAGGAGCGTTGTAGTCTTTGGTCTTAGCAGAAGACGATGTAGGACGTGAAGCAGAAGGGGTGGAGCTACCACTAGAACTGGAACCAGAAGTTACAGCAGAAGGCATAGGACGGGAAGTACCGCCACTATTGCTGCTTCGCCGCTGTAGTGCTGTCTGGGTAGGTTTGGCGGGTTGGTTCTTGACGGGACGACCGGTAGCAGCGTCGTATTTCACACCACCAACGGTGTAGTAGGTATCACCTTTGTTATTTTGGCTGTAGCCCTGGTTCTTAAGGGACTTACCAACACGACCAGCATCAACACCACGGTAGGTGCGGTTCAGTTCATCTTGTTTGTTACGCTTACGAGGTGCCATAATGATTAGAAGAGTTTTTTCTTGTCACGCTTATCTGTCGCCTGTTGAGCAGCAGAAGGTTTGCTGACGTTGGCTTTGGGACGCTTGTATTCAGGACGTTTCACTGGAGCCTTACCAGCAGGGGGAGCTTGTTTAGGTGCAGATTGCTTAGGCTTGTCAACAAAGTCTTTATTGCGGTTATCCCAAGAAATGGAGTTATCGTTCTTGACCTTAAGCTGAGCGGGTGTCATCAAAGCATCTTGAAGCGCACTAATGCCACTTAGGGCAAGCGCAGCAGCAGAGCCACGACCAATACTGCGGCTAGCAGAGTTAGCTTTTACTGCTCTGTCCACAGCTGCGTTAACACGGCCTGCGCCATACATCCGGTTAGCACTGCCAGCGGGTTGACCAACACGACTAGGACCGCTAGAACCAGCAGCTGCACGATTCAAACGAGCCTGTGCGTCAGCCCGACGAGGGGATTGATTTCGAGCCAGATCACCACCCTTAGTCCCTTGAGGAAGTTGAGACCGCTCTGGACCTGGACGACCAGTACGTACACCAGAACCGCGAACAGTATCACCACCACCGGTTCCACCTGGAAGGTCACGTTGACCCCTCAGTTGAGGTCGTCGCGTATTCCCCAGATCTCGTACACGAACTGGTTCGACATTGCTGCTGGAGTTGGCTAGAGCACCACCACCAGGACGGGTAGTCAACGCACCACCACGGGTGCGGATGGGACCACCACGTTGACCAGTAGGGAGTTGCGGTTGAGGTCTAGGGTTTGCACCACCTGGACCAACTCGACGTACTGATGGGGACTTGTCTGCAGGAATCTGGCGGGCAGCCCGAGCTTGGTTGCGCAGCATGTTATCCGCTAGAGCACGAATAGTTGCAACGTCTTGAGTGACACGTTGGCGTACTGCAGTAGCAGCACGTTGTGCTACAGGCTTGGCTTGGTTAGCACTACTGCCACCCTTAGGAGGGAGTTGTTTAGAAACTGCTTTCTTAACCTGCTGTTGCTGTTTAAGGAGTTCCCGTTGCCGCTGTAGCATCGACGGGCGTTTTTTAGGAGCCATAGTTAATTGATATGGGAGAGGATGAGCTGCTCACGAGGGGTGGGACCAAAGGTTTCCCTCATCCATTGGAGCCAGTTGTTACTGCCTTTTGCCTGATTACACTTACGACAGGAGGGGACAAGATTGGTCGTAAAAGAATGTCCGCCAAGAGAGCGAGGACGGACGTGATCAATAGTAAGTTCATCAGGGTCATGTTTAATTCCACAGTAGACACATTGACAATCAAAGTATTCCTTAATTGCACGACGATGGAGCCGCTTGGCTTCGGAACTAGTCATCGTTATTAGGTTGTGGAGGTAGTGATCAGGCGAGGGCAGTAGCGGGGTCATTACTTCAGTCGGCCATTATTCCCGTGGCCATTCCTTGCCCTATTCTTCTTAGGGTTCTCAGGGACAAGGCGACCATCTTTTGTATGAGAAAGATCAGGACCACCCTTGCCCATCATTCCGCGTTGATGACGAGCGATGGAAAGCTTGGATCGGTAGTTCCTGTCTTCTGGTGATTTATTCTCTTTGGTGTCGTAAGCAAGCTTCTTTTTATAGGCTTCAGGGTTGTCCCTGTAAAAACGCGCTGTACGGCCAGGTTTACTGGTACGTTTTGGTGCCATAAAGCCTCCGCTGTACAAGTTCAGGGTCTACCTTGGGCATGATGGAGGCGAGCTTGTCCAATGGGTTACCTTCGTAGGCGACACCACTGATGTCGTTCTTAGCCAACCAATCACAAGCAGCTTTTAGGTCAGCAGTGGAGGCTTCACCGGATTTAATGCGGCTAAGAAGTTCAGAAGTTACCATATTATGCAACTCATTGAACATATCCTCTGAGGCTTTCTTTTTGTTAGCCATTTCTCAGTACAATCTGATCTAGTTTATTTTCGATGCGGATCATATGGTCCTCCATCTTTTGTAGAGCGTTGGCAAGTTCTTGGCGTGGGACGTACTTTTCAGCAAATCGCAGTTCAATGCCGTCAATACGTTTGTCGATACTATCCATGCGTGAATTAGACCTGCTGTTGATAGTAGCGATACCACCACCAATGCCAAT